CTTCACTGCACCTCTGTAGCGCTCGTAGGTAGCCGGAATAGATAGGAACGTCGGCTAAATGTTTCAAGCACTGAAAGATGGCGTAGGCGTGATGCTGAGGGGATACAACACGCGAAGGGTGAGCGGTCCAGCCCGCTTTTGGTAGGTATCGTCCGGGTTTCATGATCCATTTCCAATTGCCGGTGGCAGTCTTGTAGGGGAACATGGATAAAAATTCCCAGGACGATGGATCCTCGGTGATCAGACCTTCCAAAATCACTCCACACTCTATACAGTAGTCGCGGAAGAGGATGATGAAGTAATTGGCAGCGTCTTTGTTGCGATGATACACGAGGATCAAGTTGTCGTCACTTTTGTTCAACATGAGGCAGCGTAGGCCGTCGTCAAGCAAAGCGCGAGCAGCAGGAGTTAGAAGGAATTTTCTCCAAGCTGCCCATATGAACAACAAGTGGTTGAGGGTGGTCCATTGGACGCCAGACACAATGGAAGCGAAAAAGCGGAAGCGAATGTGAGTAGTGGTACGACCATGAACTGTCCGGTTGCCGACCATATTCTCCTCGAATTTGTAGGAGGGGTCATGCTCACGGGTTACATTGGTAACGTACTTGTTGCAAGAACGTTTCTGGTTGGCGTCCATTCGTTTTCCGTCATAGCTGGCGCCTAGGCAAGGCTCGAAGTCTAGTTTCTCGTCCATCAAAGCACCAAGTTCGTCAGGAGTCAAAGAATAGGCGACGATGGTGTCTGGAAAGTTGCGGTTGACGAAAGCTTCGAACTCTTTGCAGAGGGCTTTGCAAGTGGGACCTGTCTCATAGTTTGAGCCGGCGGTACTGCTCCCGATGACCCTGGGGACTAAATCGTAGTACTGGCTGTTAGAGGGATGGCCACGGACGTTGGTCTCTCGTTTGGCGAACACCTCGTGCTCAGTCTCGTCCTCAATGGTTTCGGGAGGATTGTCGAGGCAGGAGTTGTAGATTGTGAGCTTAGCTGGCTCTAGAGAACGTTCCCACTCCTCCCTGTCGGCAGAGAGAAAGTTGTGGTCCGGAATGGGAACGCCCTCAAACCTGGCAGCTAAGTCATAGTCACGTTGCAAGTCTGAAAGAGTGAGTGAAGTTCCTAGGCGGTTGACTAGACCCAAAGCTTGGTTATGAATGCAGGCGGCATCGGCAGTGATGGGACTCCAGTCATTGAACGCTATGCCGTGTTGGACACATCCGATCTTGGTTCGACAAGATATGAAAGATGTGTCGCCATATTTCAACCAGCCTTGGTTGGATTCGCCGATTCTCTTACGGCCGTGAGCTTGGGCGCAAAAGGCGGTGGTAAATCGCCACGGCCTGTAAGAGAA